TTATGCAAAGATTGCATGAGGAAGATTTGGCGGGGTGGCTTTTAGGCGATCGTAAAGACGGCGTACCTGTTGCTGGCGGGAATGGAGAGGTATGGGAGCATATCTGCTTATCAGCCGTTCAGGATGATGGTTCAGCACTATGGCCTGCAAAACATAACATTCAAAAGCTCACATTAATGGAGAAAGCTGCGCCGTATGTCTTTGCTGGTCAGTATCGTCAACGCCCAGCACCGCCTGCAGGTGGATTCTTCAAGCCAGATGAGATAGAAATTGTCGATGCTCTTCCTGCGGGTATTCTTAAAAAGACTCGTGCATGGGATTTGGCGAGTTCAGAAGGAGAGGGCGCATACACGGCGGGTGTGGGTATGGCAAGTGCTAGTGATGGTTATACATATATCTTTGGTGTTGAGCGAGAACAACTTGGTCCCGAAAACGTCAATAAGCGGATTAAGAGTACTGCTGATCTGGATGGCACGGCGGTCACTATTCGATTGCCTCAAGATCCTGGTCAAGCTGGTAAATCTCAAGTCAAATCTTTCACCAAGCTTTTAGCTGGTTATAACGTTGTTGCCTTACCTGTTTCAGGGGATAAGGTCACACGTGCACAGCCTTTTGCTGCTCAAGTCAACGTTGGCAATGTGCGAATGCTTCGTGGTGATTGGAATAAAGATTTCAAGGATGAGCTTCGCAACTTCCCAAATGGTAAATATAAAGACCAGGTGGATGCAGCTGCAGATGCTTTTAATGATTTATACGAAGGCTTTACGCCTTTCTTTCCTCAAATGGGGTTTGCTCCTACTGGTGGTCACATCACTGGAAAAGGCACTGGTACAAGTGATGATATTCCGATCATGGCATCAAACGGCGAATTTATGATGCGATATGCCGCCGTGCAAAAGCTTGGTTTACCCATGATGGAGTACATAAACAAAACTGGCGAATTACCATTTCAGCGTGAATACGAAGCATTGAAGATGCAATTTTTACTGCCAAGTAAAAGTGAGAGTATTGCAATGCTTAAAGATGATGGTTTGGTTGGCGTTTCTCGAATGAGCAATTCTGATGTTGAAAGGAGACAGTATGAATCTATTCAGCAAAGAAACTCGTCCTCTTCTCAGCCAATTGTTAATATTTACAATAGTGTTTCAGATAAAGTTGAAGCCTCAGCTCAGTGGGATGGCAAGGAGTTAACTGTAATCATTGAAGATTTGAAAAAGCAAAATAGAGCTGAAACTAAAGCAATAGTAGATGATCGTTTTAGGAAAGCTAAAATGCAAGGCGGTGAGCTCTACGGCTTAAAAAGATAATTTAAAAATTGGAGATAAAGCCGTGTTCAAGTGGTTTTTTCTTCATCAACTTGATATTTTATAAGTGTTTCAAGTTGTCCATCGCTTAGATGGTTTAGAGATGAATTTAGGGAGTAGAACCCATCAGTTGTCCACCATCGTGTAGATGGCTATAAACCACTCTTCGGAGTGGTTCTTCTATAATGTGTATTAATTTAAAGCGACTTTGATGCGTTATTGTCAACAGGCTGTGATGCAATAGAATTTAAATTTTTTTCTTTGGCAATTTTACGCTGATGGCTAGGCATATAGTCAGGTTCATTAGACATTGCTAAATATAAAAATGTAAAAAATATTGAAGTTATAAAGGCTACAATAGCAACAAATTTCCAGCCCAAAATGGTGGATTTAGAGTCATTTGATGATGATGTTTTTTTCATTTAAATGCCAAAGATAAAGATAAAAAAGAATGCTTTATATCATAAAATTACTTAAAGTGCTCAAATAAACTTTAGGAGGTTTTATCATATTTTACTCTGTATTTTCAAAATTTAATATCTCGAGATAGTTGATTAGAAAGACTATTTAAAGAATTATTTTAATTTTTTGATTATGGTGTCATTATTTTAATTAAGAGTTATTCAATAATATTTATTTAGATATAATAAAATAATATTTAAGATTATTTAAAAAATAATATTATGAAGATAAAGGTTGAAATTTACCATAAAGGATTGTATAAAATTAAGAGAAAATAAAAATGAGGATAACATCATGACTATGACAGAAATTCTTATTACATCAACTTTATTTTTTATTTTAATGGTTATTATTTATGAGTTTGGCAAATTAAGTATTTTGTCATTTTTCTAAACTATAAAAATATAAAGCCCGCTTAGACCAGCGGGCTTTATATTTTGGTATTTTTTGTTATTACTATTTAATTTTCATAATGTTAATTTTTATATTTACTTTATAATTATTAGAGATTTTATGAAACAAATTATCAAGCCTAGGAAAATGTGGTTAGGTCGGTGTATTCATAGAGGTGATATAGTGGTTAAAAGCTATACATACTTAACATTGAGTCGTTCGGGAATAGTTGAAGGTGATGTTTATGTTGAAGAAAATGCACATTTCAACATGAAGGGTGTTATGAATGGAACAATATATAATAAAGGTGTAGTTGAAATCTCGGGTTTATTGCTTGGCTGTATTAAAGAAAATAGATGTACTAACTAAATCGGTGAATTATCATTATTCTAATGAATAAGGCAAAATAAAGTTTATTACTATGGCATTTATAGTGGGCAGAACAAAAGGATTAAGTTATGTTGAAGAAATTTCGGTATAAAGCTAGACCCTATCTAAGAAAGGGAGATCATAGTATGGTTTTAATTGCTTCTTTTGCTAGCTATATAAAGCAGAATAGAGATTGGGATGACTTAAAACTCACATCCGTTATCTCAGAAGCCTCCTCTAAGGATAAAAATCATTTATATGTAACATTACAAAAGTATTTAGACGAAAATTAAATACTATAATTATTAATAAACAACTCAGCGTAATAAAACCCACTCTAACCAAGTGGGTTTTTTATTGGAAAAAATATGAGCAATGAAAAATTTACGTTCTTGAATGACTTAGATGGGAACTCTAATACCCAGAATTTCAACGTTCTATCAACAAAGTTTGGTGATGGTTATGAGCAACATATTTCAGTCGGAATAAACAATCGTAAAGGTCAGTGGAATTATCAGAGAACAGGTTATTCTGCTGAAATCAAGCAAATCAGGTCTTTCTTTGATAGACATAAAGGGGCTGATTCCTTTTTGTGGGATGTGCCTCTGGATGGTGAAGTACGCGTTAAAGCCGATGTTCAATATCAATTAACGAAGATCGGTGGTGATGTTTGGCGTATCTCAACCACGTTCTTTCAACAATTTTAAATTAAATCAATCTAATGCCCGCGTAATGCGGGTTTTTTTGTGAGAAAAATATGGCTATTCAAATACCTAATCTAGGTACGGCACCAAGCGGAACAGGTGGAGATACTTCACGCTCAGCAATGTCAAAAATCATTAACAACTTTTCAACAACAACCCATGCTGCGAATCGATTAGTTGGTACTGCAAGTGGCAATGTGATGGAGGTGGGGGCGTTTGGGGTTGGAAATAAATTAGCAACATTAACAGCAAATATTGATTTAAATACATCTAATTTAGCTACTGGTTTTTATTCCGGAAGAAACTGGGCAAATGCCCCTATTGCGAATAATGCAGATAGTTGGGGGTATTTAATTCAACAAAACTTAGCAAGCGTTGGGGCTGGAGGATATGAGCTACAGATTGTCGGAGACGTTGCAGGATTACTGTGGGTAAGATCGAAAATCGGTGGTACTGCACAAAGTTGGTCAAAAATCTGGACTTCAAAAAACACAACAGTAGACTCAAATGGATTTATTAAAGCAGCATCCCCAATCATCAAGCTTTTTGCAGATAAAATCGAAGCAAATGATGAAGCTCTAGAACAAAATCCAGTCTTTGAAAAAGTGGATGTCGGTCATTATTTAATCAAAGATACTGAGGGTTTCTCAGATAATGGTTGGTATATTGAAATGCCAAAAGATGCAAACGGCAATGTTTTGGTTGCTGTTCAATATCAGCAGCTAGAAGGTAACACTATCGAAGTTAAAACCTTTGCTAAAAAGTTTGATGAAGAAACGGGTGATATTGTTCCTAATCTTGAGAAAACACGTGATATCCCAGCAGGACGCTGGATTGATATTCGTTTGAAGGAATTACCAGAACCAGAAATCAAAATCTCTAATACACCACCAGACTTTCAGCCAACCAATTTATCACAGGCGATTTCGGAGATGATGAATGGCTCTCAACAGTGATTTTCAGAAGCTCTATGTCGACGGGCTTATCACCTTATTTGAACTAGATGCCAGCAAACTCGGAGCTGGCATTTTACGTTTTCACGGGCATATTTCATTTCAAGACTGGGAAAAGATCTATGCGTATGCAGGTTCTGATAGCTTAATCGGATCCGATACTGATCTAATCGGTAAGATTTTTGGCAAAGGTGATCAGAAAGTTTGGCAACGCAATATTATTTTCAATGGTCAGACTTATGAGCCGATGGCGTTGCAAGTTTCGGGCTTGGAGATGCGATCTGATGGTAAAGCATCATCACCAACTTTGACTATGGCTAACAATATCAACGGTATTCAAGGCGCAGTATCAGCATATTGCCGACGTTTCAAAGACTTCGCAGGCGCAAAAGTCAAAGTCATTCGCACGTTGGCTAAATATCTGGATGCTGAGAATTTTAGCGGTGGCAATGCGTCAGCAAGTCCAAGCGAGGCTAAAACGCAACTCTGGTTTATTGAGCAAAAGACTTCTGAGAATGTTCAACAAGTTACTTTTGAACTATCAAATCCAATTGATTTTGAAGGCTTAAAAATTCCTGTTCGCAATATCACGGGCTATTGTGATGAGGCTGTTAGAGGAAGATATCGCGGTGAAACCTGCAAATACACTGGCATGAAATATTTTACTGATAAGGACGAGCCAACGGATGATCCAAGCCTAGACAAGTGTCGCGGTGGTTTTGGATCCTGCAAAGCTCGAAACAATACAGAGAATTTTTGTGGGTTTGTTTCATCAAATATGATTGGGTGATATATGAAAATAAAAGCCAAACTTAAAAAACAGATAATTACCGCAACGATCGAAGCTTATCCTGAAGAAATGTGTGGAGTTGTGGTTGATGATGAATTTGTTCGTTTACCCAATATCTCTAAAGACGCCAAAAATCATTTTGAAATAGATCACAAAGCTTTGGCAGAGATTGAAGATCGAGGCGAGATTCAAGCGTACGTGCATAGTCACCCTGACGGTACTGCTATAGCTTCACCGTTGGACCAACATCAAATAGAGATTCACGGAAAGCCTTGGATTATTTGTGCTTACCCTGACACGGATATTCAAGTATTCAAGCCGACAGGCTACAAAGCCCCTCTACTTGGTCGTCACTATTTCCACGGTTGGCAGGATTGCTACTCATTAGTCCGTGACTTCTATGAGCGTGAATTCGATATCGTTCTTGCTGATTTTGAGCGTGACGATAAGTGGTGGGAATCTAGCGAGCATACTTCTCTATATTTGGAGAATTATGAAAAAGTAGGGTTCTACGAAGTTAATTCTCCTCAATATGGCGACATGATCATCTGCAAAGTTGGACGTACTGAACACCCGAATCATGCCGTGATCTGGCTCGGCGATAAAAGCCAATTCAAGTCAGAGCAAGTAGATCCATGTTTCGGCTCATCGTTGATTTTACATCATCCGTATAACCGTATT